TAAATGAGTTTGTTGAGCCAGTCAGGAAAAAAATATGATTGGCTCAATGACAAAACAGTTAGAGATGAAGATCAAGACAAACTAAATCAATTAGCAAATCTGTATAACAAAACTAAGGAACAAAAGTATAAAGAACAATGGTATGAATTGGTTAAAAAAGTTGTTCGGCATATTTAATTTTTTTTCTCATCATCTTCTTTCATACATTGATAATGAGCTTTACCTTGACTTGCAGGATAAAAAGCAACAAAGCTATCTTGGTTTGTCATCTCCTCACCACAGTATCTACACCTACCAATATCAATAATAATAACTTTAGGTTTTTTCCAAAGTTTCTTTTTAGGTTTTGGCATAGTTTGGTTTTTTACCTTTTCTTGATTTCTTCTCAGCTTTCTTTTTTCTTCTCACAGCAGCAGACAATTCAGATTTAGTCATTGATCTTACTTTTGCTATTGGCAAACACTTAGGATAGTTTCTTCGCTTCTCACCTTTTGATCTACCACATGGAGGGTATGAACCATCTGATCTTTTGTTGGCTACATCAACCCACTTTTCTGATGTCCACTTTCTTAAACTCATCTCTTTTTCTTTTTCTTTTTAGGTTTTATTCTACCAGAACAAACTCCTGCTGCGTACATATTTGCATAAGCAGAAGGATAAACTTTAAACTTACGTTTAGCTGCTGCCTTACCTTTTGCACATAATTTAGCCATCTTTAAACTCCTTTAGTATTTCTAATTTTTCTTCAGCATGAGCAATCTTTTCAATAAGTTTATCTGATTCGTCTATGTGTTGTGGATGCTCACCAATTCCAACACTATTGTCTAAATAAATTTTTAATGTAGCTTCAGCTTCAGCAATCTGAGCTTCATATCTTTTTTCTAATGCGACAAGTATTACTTGTTTCATTATTATCTTCCAACTTTTTTCATAGCCATTTTATGAGCTTGTCCAAAAGTTTTTCCACCTCTCATAGCTTTTTTCATCATTGCCATGTGTTTATTTGTGTGATGTTTTTTATGACGTTTTAATGCGTCTTCTTGTCTTTTAGTTAGTTTTTTCATTTTTTTCTCTTTTTCTTTTTAAGTTTAGCAAAATCAGCACCAGTGATTTTATCAAATGGTGGTGCAACTCTTGCAATCTTCATTTGTTTTTTACTATACTTTTTATTTTTACCTTTAGGCATAATATAAACCCTCCAACATTCCCAACTGACTAGCAGTTACTCCTAATTGTTAATACCTACTCATCATTTTCTTTTTTTTCTTTTTAGACTTTTTCTTTTTTTTCTTCATTGGTTTTTTTCCATACATAGTTTTCTCCTTTTACCATTTTTTACATGACCAGTATCTAGCACTGAACACATCTTTAGCTGTAGCACATTTATGTCTAGCTCTAAAGCTCTTTCTTCTAGCAGGGTTAGACTTTTTAATAGTCATATTAGCATCCCCATACCTAATAATCTTTTCCTTACCACCCTTACAGGCTTTGACTACAAATTTTTTACCACCTTGTACTTGCCTTCTAGGTGAATTACATTTCATTTTAGCTTTATCAATTGCCATCTAATTTTACTCCATCAAAGTATTTATAATCATATTCTACCACTCTGCAATCATGTTTTTTACGCATGGACTTTTGTTTATCTTTAAATTCTATAGCTTTTTTCTCAGTTTCAAATATCTGATTTGTAAATAATTCATGTTTATCTGAATCATTTCTTTTCCAGATAACACAATACATCATGTTAAAGTTTTAGGTTTTTTGGGAGGAACAACAGCTTCTTCAGTGCATAAAAATTTAATAAATATTTTATTTTTATTTACATCCTCATAACCAATTTCTTCTAACTTTAGTATTGATTCATAGTTACCAGCTATCATACAAGAATAACCATCATTAAATAAATCAGGGTATCTGTAAGGTGGCAAACAACTATTGCTAACAGCAGAGCACATTATTAAATTTAATACAAAATTCATTCTTTATCTTTTACTTTTTTTAATTGATCCTCAAGTTCAGTTATTTTT